TGGATTTCAGAACAAGATAAATTTGATATAGCAGCAGCAGTACAAATGGTATACGAGCAAAGGCTAAATCAATTCATGCGTATGGCAAAAAGTTTAACTGGCAAAAATAATTTAGTATTCATGGGTGGATGTGCACTAAACTCATCCGCAAATACACTGCTGTGGAATATATTTGATATGATTTGGATCATGCCAAACCCAGGAGATGCTGGCAGTTCTTTAGGCGCAGCAGCAGCCCTATACGGAAAGCATCTTGATTGGAAGACTCCTTATCTTGGCTACGATCTTGGAGGAGAGTATCCTGTTCAGCAAATTGTGGACGGTATATTAAAAGATGGCATAGTAGCAGTAGCAACAGGTAGAGCAGAATATGGTCCAAGAGCACTTGGAAATAGATCTATTCTTGCAGACCCAAGAGATCCAGCCATCAAAGACAAGGTTAATTTAATTAAACAAAGAGAATTGTTTAGGCCATTTGCTCCTATAGTTTTAGCAGATCACGCTCACAAATGGTTTGATATGGATTTTGCAAGTCCATATATGCAGTACACAGTAAAATGTTTACAGCCAGAAAAAATACCTTCTGTAGTCCACGCCGATGGAACTTCTAGAGTTCAGACAGTAACGAAGGAAGATCACTATGGCTTATATAGAGTTTTAAATAAATTCTATCTACAAACTGGTGTGCCAATACTTTTGAATACAAGCCTAAACATTAAGGGACAGCCATTGCTAAATGATGAGAATGATATTCTTGAATGGGAAAAAGCCTACAACACAAAGATTGTAAGATAGCATGGGTTTGAAAACAAAAAACTATATAGAGGGTTCTGAATTTTGGGTTGATTCAGAAAATCTTTCTTTCCCTGAACTAGAAGAACAATCTTTTGTGCCACAGAAGTGGGCGAGATATGATCTACTAGAACCTAAATACAAATCAATGTTAGTAAAGCCCATTAATAGATATGTCTCTAACCTTTATCCAAAGCCAGAACTTGTTTCAATAAATAATAATATTGTAACAATTGTTCAAAAAACACACGCAGAGATATGGGTAAGGCCAAGACAGGATGGGTCCTTGTATGCCTTAGACAAATGTCATCAAAGACAATTTTATCCGTCACCACAACAAATAAGCAATGATGAATGTTTCCTTGCTACATATAGATTTTATATGCCTTGGATAATAGGATTCTCTTCAGATATTAGAATAACTAATACAAATGATGAGTTTTCACCATTCATTGTTGAAGAATCTTACAAAAATTTTAGCCCACCAGAGGATAAAGAAATGTATGTTGACACACCTTTTATAAACTTTAATATAAAAAAAGAAGGAAAGCATATGCAGGATCATCGGTATGGTATTATTGATATTGGTTCACCAATGTTCTGCATTAGTTTTAGTGTAACAGATGACCAGTTAGATAAAATAAGAAAAGAGTTTGAGTAGTGGAAAATTCAGAAGAAGTTCAAGAACTAAAGTTTATTAGTAATCAGCCAGGACTTATCTCTCCCGAACCTGCCTACAAAAAAATTCCTCAATGGTATAGAGATCTTGGAAGACATGTGAACACAAACGACCTTGCAGAGTTAGGTCCAATAAACGACAGAGGTGGAGATGGATCAAATGTTTCTACTAAACTCTGTATGCCATTTATGGATGCCATGACTCTTGGCTACCAGTACTGCCTTGAAGATGATCTTACTGTTGAAATAGACAAAGATGGCAAGCCAGGACTTTCTTGGACAAAAGATTTTATGCTAATGGACAAGAGACCATTTGTAGATATGGCAATACCTCTTGATGTTCATCCAATACAATTTGGAATTAAGATGCAGTGGTTTTATGAAACACCAGAAAACTATTCTTTGCTAATGACAATGCCATTAAACAGACCAGACCTACCTTTTTGGGTACCTTCTGGATTAGTTGACGCAGACATATGGGGATTGCCAGTATTTTTACCATTCTTTATTAAAAGAGATTTTGAAGGAACAATCCCTGCTGGAACTCCAGTGTCTCAATTAATACCAATAAAAAGAGAGCCTTGGGAGTTAACTGTAGACACAACAGAAGAAACATATGAAAAGCATGATCTTATTTCTGAAAACAGAAGGTCTCATATTACAGCACATTATAAAAAATTTGCCTGGAGAAAAAAGCAATATACAAAGCCAGGGAAAGTATAGTATAATAGTTATAGTCGAAAGGTAAAAAATGATTAATAATAATAACAATGGTGGTACGCCATCAAAGCCACACAAGTTTTTTGAAAGACACCTTGATGTTGACTTGCCAGATCTTCAAAACTTTTTAGAAGAAAAATACAAGTTAATAGAAACAGCACAACTTCGTGGTGTAGATACAATGGAAAATGATGATAAGTTTTGGATTGAGTCTGGAAGTCTGTCAACAGTAAAGTGGAGAGAATATAATGTATTTCAACTTTATCATACAGGTCTTAATACTTTGTACAAGGCAGTATCTGACACAGTAAAAGAAGCATGCAAATATTATGATGTTGATTTTGATAAGCAGCAGTATTATGTACAAGGCTGGTTTAACATTAACAATTCAGAGGTTGGAAAATTAAACTGGCACGATCACGGTGGCCCATTTGCTCCACATTTCCATGGATACTATTGTGTAAACGCTGAGCCATCAATTACTCATTATAAACTATTTAATGATGATAATCAGATTGTTGACAATGTTAACAAAAATAATAGAATGATTGTTTCAGAAATGGGACATCCACATGCAATGGGAGACTGGCAATGGAGCGGTTCTAGAATTACCGTAGCATATGATATTGAGCCTCTTGAGTCTCTTGTATCAAACAATATGACTGTTGAACAGCACTGGATACCTTTACTTTAAATGAGCACAATTGATGTATTTGTTTATGGATTTAAAAGTAAAGGTCTTCCAGATTCTGTTAAAAAACTTATAGACAACCAAAGCGGTACTAATAAAATATCTGTAACAGTTTATGATCAGACTAACCTAAACAGAGAAGAAAAGTTTAACAATGTAGAATATAGACACCTGCAATGGGATGCTATGACTTCTAAGTTTAAGTATCTTAAAGATGCTGTCTCTGGTTCCTCTGCAGAATATTTTATGTACATAGACGGAGAAGTATACCTAGAAAAAAACTGGGATATGGAAATGGTAATGGGGCATGGAGGAAGGGACATTGCTATATCTGGAAACCATTCTTTAGAGTTTGACTTGTCAGATTACAAATTTTATACAAAATACAATATGCATAAAATAGAAACAACAACTATGACAAACTGGATCAAAAAAGAATTAATATTTATGTCAACAGATAGATTTAAAAGCATGCCAAACCTTTCACTCTTTAAGCACCATGGAATAGAAGAGGCATATTCCTTGTTTTGTGCAGTTAACAATGTCAGGGTATACGCTTTAGCAACTGCCTGGTATCAGACATCTGGAAGCATATATGATAACGATTTTATACCATTTTCACCAAGTAGCAATTATAATATAGTCATAGATACACTAAAGTCTGTACCAAGCAGACTGTTCCCAATACCAGTAGATGTTGGAATCCTAAGCAATCTGGTTGGATATGATTTCCAAAGACTTTCAAGACTTCCATTTGAAAGAAATGATATAGAGTATGACCCAGTTATGAACCTTGATTCGATGGCCTCAGAAAGATTCCACGGATCTGGGAAAAGCATGTACTAATCAATATGGTATAATTAATTAAGGAGAAAAAATGATAACAGAACCATTTGTAATTGAAAATTTTATCACTCCAGAAGATGCTGAGATTTTGCTTCAGGAATTAAGACATCCTTCTGAAGTAAATCCGTACCCAGAATACTACAAGACAAGGTTTGGTGGAACTGGATACCCATACAACGAAAGAACCTTAGCAATACAAAAAAAATATGCAATTTTATCAAATGAAGTTCACCAAAAAGCAAATCCAGAAGAAAGCAAAGACATAAAAACTTTTAAATGTTTTGGTTCTACTTGGCTTCCTGGTGGTTATGGTCTTCCACATGTTGATGATCAAGACCCAGAACCATTCATTGAGTATAGTACTTGCATCTATCTTGATGAAGACTTTGAAGGCGGAGAAATATTTTTCCCAAAACTAGGGTTTAATTATAAGCCAAAAAAATACTCAGGAGTTTTCTTTTTAAGCAGAGGAGAAACCTGGGCACACGGAATCACACCATTGGAAAGTGGATCAAGGTCAACTCTACTTTACATGCACACGACACAACTAGAGCATGTTGACCCAGACTTGGATTAAAAAATGACAATTAACTTTAGAGAAACAACCTTTGCAATGCTTGAAAATCATCCAGATGAGAGCATGATTCAGTGGACGCACTGCTCAAGAGATCACTACTTAAAATTTGAAGAAATGTTTAGAAAAAATGTTTTATTTTTTGATCCATTTTTAGTTGATGGATTTTTTGAGAAGTCAGACTTTGAAGAACTAAAAGGAATTTTAGAAGCAAAAGATATAAAAGATATTGCATATACAAAGCAAATGAACAAATGGGAAGATGCAATTCAAATACCAGACTATTTCTTTGATAAAGCAGTAAAAAGAACTCAAGAAATACTTGGAACAGAGGATGTTGAGTTAGGCTATTACCTGTACGCACATCATCAAATAACTGCAGAAGGCAGAAAACCATTCTTACAAGTTCACCTAGATTGGTCTCCAGGATGCTACATGGTAGATCTTCATATAGGTGGCAACCGTGACTGGGGATTTGTTGCACATGATAAAGAATTTATCACTAAACCAAATGATGCAATTATTGTTCAGCCAGAATTAGACTTTCATTATAGACCAGCATGGGGTTCTAGTGATCCATCTGAAAACTATAAAGCAGTATTTTTTCACCTAATAAGAAAAGACCACTGGAAAAACCTATACGGTAATGATTTTATTAGAGATAAAGATTTTCTTGCTTTTCAACAGCAAAGACTAGCAATCTGGCAAGATCTGTATGTTAGTCATGTTAGGTCTGTTCCTGGACTCCCAGAGCCAGTGTTTAGCACAGACGAAGGCTTGACAGAAGATGACAAAAGAGTGTACAATGTAGAAAAGAAGGAGCAAATGTAATGTTTAAATATGAAATACTTGGCGATGGCTTAGTCTACTATACAAACTTAATACAAGATCCTTATAAAATTATTAATGACATTGAAGAAATCAATGATGCTGTTGCCGAAGCAATTCAAAACGGTTCACACAATCTAGACAATAGCGTAGTGAAGCCCTGGCATAATTGGGATCATGGAGACCTACACTTTTGTAAGCAAAGATGGCTTCCAAGAACAGAGGATATGAGCCAATCAGATCCTTATTTTGGTGAGTATTCTTTAATATCAGACAGACTTTTTAATGGTCTTGACACTGCATTTAATCATTACTCTAAAGAAGTTTATCCTTATGCAGGAAGAAATTTAAAAGGTAAAGAAGACAATATGAGTATTCTTAAGTATGAAGAGTCTGGATATCTTCCAGCACATACAGACCACGGAAGCAGTAGCAGAACTTTATCAGTTGTTTTATATCTAAATGATGACTATGAGGGTGGAGTTATATCGTTTCCGCACATTGGAAAAGACGGAGTTTCTATAAAACCAGAAGCGGGTAGCGCAATATTTTTCCCATCAAACTATGTTTTTGTTCATGAAATTAGTAGTGTAACAAAAGGAATCAGATACGCATTGCCAAACTGGTACCACAATATGATCAAAAAAGTCTATACAGACGGAACGGAATAAAATGGAAAACAATAATCCTGCAGATATGAATGATGCTCGTGTAAAATCTACAGCAGAAACTGTTGAATACATTACAGAACTTCTGGCTAGTAATGAAGGAGTCATGAATGCAGCGCAACATATTATAGAAACTCTTAATTCAGAACTTGCGTTTATGTATGGGAAATACCAACAACTCTGTGCTGCTTATAAAAAACTTGCACAGGAGTCAGGAAGCCCAGAAGCATCAACTGCTCACGATATGAGCCATATGTCTTTTGTAGAAACTAACAAGGAGGAAATGTAATGTCAATAAAAGGATCAGTAGAAGCAATCATTGAGGTTGCAAAGAAAGAATTGGGCACAATTGAAGGCCCTAAAGATAACGAAACAAAGTATGGTGCATGGATGAAGGTTAATTTCCAACCATGGTGCCAATCATTTGTTTCTTGGTGTGCATTTACAGCGGGAGTAAAATCATTCCCTAAGTCAGCATCAACAGTAGCAGCATCAGATCAGTTTAAGAAAGAAAAGCGTTGGTCAGATGCTCGCAATGATGATCCACAAGCAGGAGACTGGATCTTTTTTGATTTTCCAGAAGATGGTGTAAATCGTATTTCACATGTTGGTATTTGTATTAAGAACAATGGCGATGGAACTATCCAAGTTATTGAGGGAAACACTTCAGGAACTGCAAAGGGAGACCAGCGCAACGGAGGAATGTGTGTTGAGAAGACTCGTGGTTATGTAAAGAACAACAAAAAGAAGTTGGTAAATGCTGTAGTTGGTTGGGGTCGTCCAGTTTATACTGGCGAGGAAAATGCTTCACTACTTAATAAGTTAGCAGCAGCACCTACACCAGTTAAGGCAACATCAGCAGATTCTGCAAAGAAAACATCAACCCCAGTAGCAAAGAAATCATCTGGTGGCGGAGGAAGGGCTCAGGTAGCACTATAATGCGTATTAAAATAATTAGGTTTGTTGTAAAAGCACTTGGATATGAGTGGGGCGGAGATAACCTCAACTTGCCATACTGGACAGTAAAAGCAAAAAAGAAAAAATAACATCTATGGCTATTTACGAATATAATTGCACCAAATGCAATGACAATTTTCTTAAAGAGCGATCTATTTCTGAAAATGATCCAGGTTACAAGTGTGAGACTTGCAATTTGGATCTAACTCGTGTATACTCTAATGTAGGAGCAGTATTCAACGGTAGTGGATTTTATTCCACTGACAATCGGAAGGTATAATATGTTTACAATGATCAAAGATGAAGTAAAGCAAGAATGGCTACTATCACCAAATGATCGATGTGATAGGTGTAACGCAGAAGCCTTGGTAAAGGTTACTGGAATTACTGGAGACTTATTGTTTTGCGGACATCACTACAATAAAATAATGGCTATCCCAGATGGATATAATAGCATGATGTCGTTTATGATTAGTATTGTTGATGAACGAGATAAATTAGTTAAGGAATAAAAATGATTATTCAGATTATAGGCCTACCAGGTTCTGGCAAGACAGAATTAGCAAAGGCACTTAAAGAACGCATTAACGCTATTCATCTTAATGCAGATGAGGTTCGTGCAACTGTTAATTCAGATTTAGGTTTTACACCAGAAGATAGACTTGAGCAGGCTCGTCGTATGGGTGAGATGGCAAGACTTATTGCCAAGCAGGGTGTTGCTCCAGTCATTGTTGACTTTGTGTGCCCCACTGAATTAACTCGTACAGCATTTGGCAAACCAGACATATTAATATTTATGGATACTATTTCTGAGGGTAGGTTTGAAGACACAAATAAAATGTTTGAGCGACCAACAGAGTTTGATGTATCTTTTATTAGCCATGGTCAAGATTGTGAATCAAAGTCATCTTACATTATTAATAAGTTTGGCCTACATGATTGGTCTGCACCTACAACTCTTATGCTGGGTAGGTACCAGCCTTGGCACGAAGGCCACCACGCCCTTTACAAGGAAGCGGTGAATAGAACTGACCAAGTCCTACTTGGAGTCCGTAATACCTACAACACAAGCGAAAAAGATCCACTTAAATTTGATCAAGTAAAAGAATATATTGCCAAGGATGAATTTATGGACGGGGCATTAGTACTAAGACTACCTAACATTACTAACATTGTATATGGTCGTGATGTTGGATACAAGATTGAGCAAGTAGATTTGGGGGCAGACATTCATGCTATTAGCGCTACGCAAAAACGTAAAGAGATGGGCATCTAAAGTCTGGAACTTCATCACTAAGCCAAGCAAAATTGAGTGGCCATCATGAATGTATCTAAACAAAGATCAGCACTAAAGGCCATTACATGGCGTATAATTGGAACAGCAGATACATTTGCTATTGCTTGGCTTATAACCAAAGAGCCAGTTACAGCAGGTGCAATCGCAAGTTTCGAGGTAGTTACAAAAACAATCCTTTATTACTTCCATGAGCGTGGTTGGAATAAAGTTAGATGGGGGAGAAACTAATGTTTGAATATTATGTAAAGAAAGTAACAAAGGTCGTTGATGGAGATACCATTGATGTCGAAATTGATTTAGGGTTTGACATTTCTTTTAGTTCAAGAGTCAGACTGGCTGGTATTGATACCCCTGAGTCTCGCACTACAGACAAGGTTGAAAAGGCTTTAGGACTGGAAGCAAAGTCTTATTTAAAGCATGCTATCGATGGGGCTAAGTCTGTTGTAATCAAGACAGAAAAAATGGACTCTTCAGAAAAATATGGTCGTATTCTTGGTTGGGTTTATCTTGATGGAGACACAGAGTCTATCAATGACAAGATGATTAACGATGGACACGCTTGGGGATATATGGGAGAGACAAAGATTAAAGACTTTGTGGCACTTGCAAAGGCTAGAAAGATTTCTGGAAAATGAATCATGTTCTTTACTTTACTGCTGACTGGTGTAACCCTTGTGAAAGAACTAGGCCAGTTGCAGAAGAGTTAAAACGAGAAGGTTTTATAGACTTTGTTTTTGTAGATGCAGACATAGAAATTGAACTGCTAGAAAGATTTGGAATAAAGTCTATCCCAACATACATTCTTTTAGAAGATGGTTTGGAGATTGACAGAATGAACGGCGCCAAAAATAAAGAAGAGTTTCTAAAATTTGCGAGGGTATCGTGAATCTAAAAAGCCAAGCAATGGTTGAGCACCTAATAATGCAAGGAGCCATTGAGATGGCTGGTATTGATGATAAAGGAGAAATGCTATACTCAATTACAGATAAACTTGAGTTAGTTAATCCAGAACTGTACGCTGATCTTACTGAGCAGTATAAGCATCATATGTTTCAGATGGTTAAGCAAGGGCCAAAGGCTATGAATTGGAGACTCCGTGTCTGAAGAAGATAAGATGATTGAGGATTTAATTTTACAAGGCGCTCTACAAATTGCTGGTATTGATATTGAAAGTGGAGAGATGTTGTATAATTTTACAGATAAAATGAAAACAATTAACCCATCACTTCACGATGAATTTTCTAAATATTTTTCAGTAGAGACTATGGCTTTGTGGCAGCACGGTTTCCTAGATATGGATGTAACTGATAAAAATCCTATGGTTAGGCTAACACCTAAAGCATTAGACAAGGAAGAAGTAGCCAAGTTAAACAAAAATCACCAGTACACACTAAAAGAAATCATAAGAATACTTTTAGATTCCTAATGGTATAATTATATTAGGAGGCAAATAATGAGTTATTTTCTTGGATCAATGTTTAGTTTCTTAGTGATTTTTATTTTCTTGAAATTGTCCAGTTACGATTCCTACAAGAAAAGTCCAATTAAACTAAGATACAGCCAAAGCCACATCTTTGAATTAGTAAAGCCAATCCTTCCAGATGAGGCATTCCAAAGAAAAAGGAAAGAAACTCAAACATCAAAGCATGAAAGAAAAACAAATGTCCGTGTTATTATTTTAGACAGGCAGGCATATTTTGTTAGAGACAATCTATTTTATGTTGCAGATATGGATGGAAATGATATTGATACTGAGTCTGCAAGGCTAGTTGACACGATGAGTATGAATAAGGTACAATTAGACAAGATGCTTTTTATAATGGACCAACTAAAGGAAGGAGATTCAAATGATAGTAGCAGTACAGGGAACTAACGCCTTTGATGACTACCAAGTCTTTCTTCGTGCTATGGGTGTATCTATGTCAGCGTTAAAAAATGATGATCCTTATTTTTATGTTTACAGTGCTGGACCAAGCAATGTCAATATGATGGTTATGGAGTTTGTTAATTTGTCAGAGCGTGGAATGAAGTCCCGTGGAAAAAAAATTAAGTTCTACAAAGTTGCACCATCCTGGATTGAAGAAAATTTAAGTGATGTTGACTACTTTGCTTTCTTTTCAAATCCAAAAGAACCAGTTTCAAAATTGGTTAGTAGTGCCCAACTCAAAAATATTGAGACTGGGATTTTTAGGTACTAAGAAAAGGTTAAAATGATTGTAAAAGATTTAGATCAAATGGAAAAAATTGTATCAAAAAACAAAACTATGTCCTGGGATGGCTGGACAGTAGTTAATTCTCTCCCTTCAGAAAAGGGCAGAACATCTAATACAGGTGCTTACATAAAAGGTAAGTGGTATATTCAAAGTCGTTTTGTTCCTTCAACTGTTGGGTGGGAGATTCCTGATAAGTTTGTGAGGTAGTTATGGCTAAGCATGATTGGAAAGAAAAAGGTTCCTGCTTAGACTATGACACTAACATATTCTTTGATAAGTATGAGGATCAAGAAGAACTAAGACCAGCAGTAGACAAACTCTGCTCAGAATGCCCAGTAAACAAAATGTGTTTTGCTGTTGGCGTATCTCAAAAAGAATGGGGAGTTTGGGGCGGTATATATCTAGAAAATGGATCTATATCTAGAGAGTTCAATAGACATAGAAATAAGGTACAATGGGCTAGTACATGGCAATCATTGACGATGGAGGAAAATGAACAAGAACATATATAAATGCTATACATGCTCAACATATATATCTACAGAAACTCCAGAAGAAGTTTTTATGTCATTTGACTGCCCACTAGGGCATGGACTGTTGGTTTGGATAGGATCGAGAATAGGTGATGTTAATGCTAAAAGAGCATGAGGAATTTACAATGCTTCAGCACGGATACTATGATATTGCTGAACTTCGTGAGCACATATTAAAGTATTCGGACGAGTGGAAGATAGACACATCTAGACAAGAACTACATAGGATACATAAGGATACAGAAACATATCTTTTGCAGGACTTTGATTTGAATTGGGAAATCTCAGATGGATATCACCCAGTTGTGCTTGCTGATGATCCAGTATTCTGGAATTATGTTGGCCCTATTGTAAAAGAAATGGAACTAAAGCACGATGGCAAAGCAGGAAGAGTTCTTATTGTTAGACTTGTTAATGAGGGGGATATTCCAGTTCACAGAGATTATGGAACATATCTTGAGTTATCAAGAAGACATCATCTGCCTATAGTTACTAGCGAAAATGTTACATTCTCAGTTCAAGATCATTCAGTTAATATGAAAGAAGGAGAACTTTGGGAAATTAATAATACCAAAGATCATTCAGTTAACAACTCTGGACCAAGCCAAAGAATTCATTTAATATTTGACATCATTCCTAATAGATACATAGAGTCATAGATGTATACAGATTCAATGAAGAGAGCAATTAGATCATTGTCTGGACCAAAAGGGTTTTCCCTTACAATAGTTGACAACGAACATTTTTTGTCGGTACGGGCATCGGAAAAAGACTTCATGTCACTTACTGGAGAAGACAAAGTTTATGCAGTTGAGTATATGATTAAAGTTAAAAAAGCACTAGAGGACAATGGTGCAATTGTACTATTAGTAAGAGAGGGAGGAAAAGAAGAATGATTGATATTATAGGATATAGTCTTGCAATAATTATATTTTTATTTCTTGCCTTCAACAATATGAGACTTAGAATTAAGAATATAGAATTGTTAGAAAAAAATCTACAGGCTCACATCGATAAAGCAGTTGTATTTGAAAAACTTAAAACTGAAATACAAAAGCCAGGACTACAAAACGACGACTTCTTATCCTTTGTTTCTAAATCAAGAGACATGGCATTTGAATATATAGAGTCTGTTCAGGAAGGAATTGATAAATTTATTATCAGTGTTGAGCCAGAGATCTTGTATTTTGATGAGTATAGCGATCTTATGGCTGCTGAGCCTAACTATAATTCCATGAAGCGTATCTCATCAGCGTACAAAGAATTAAAGTCATTATTGCCAGAGGATTATGGTAAAATAGATATATGATAGAGTTCAAATCACGAGAAGATGTAGCATATGATGCTTTTTATTCATGCCATGTCTTGCATTGTGAGGTTGAAGCAGAAAAAATATTTGCTACAGAGTCTAAAATTGTAGATGTCTGTTCAGATCACCACAAACAATTAATGGAGAAGGTTTACAGATGAGAGATGTTTTTCTATCAACACTAACAGGTTTTGGATGTGGCGTAGTATTTGCTGCATTCAAATTGCCAGTACCAGCACCACCAGTTTTTGCGGGAGTCGCAGGAATTATTGGTCTATGGATTGGTTTTACAGTACTAACTAAATTCATATCCTAGGAGGAATAAAAATGAATGAACAAATTAAAGCAGCACTAGCATCATATGGAAGATCAGTAATCGGAGCAGCAACAGCGTTGTATGCATCTGGTGTAACTGACCCAAAGACACTTGCATACGCACTACTTGGAGCACTTGTTCCTGTAGCATTAAGAGCAGCCAACCCTAATGACAAGGCGTTTGGCAAGATGCCATCCGTTGATGAGGTTGACAAGGCAGTTAGATCTGCCAAAGTAGTTAAGAAGATCGCAAAGAAGGCTCCTGCAAAGAAGTCATCTGGCGGAGGTAAGGGCAATTCAGTAGCCCTTTAATTCTAAGTAGTCTAGCAGGTCACTTTAACTAGTGGCCTGCTTTTCTATATTGTTTTGGATAATCAGTACATACACCATACGGTTTTGCTGCTAACATTTTTACAACTTCAGATGCTTCTATAATCTCTGGTAAAACTATTATTGATTGTTCTCCTATTAATTTTCCAGGGTATGTCCAAAAGTATCCATTACTAGTAATAGCATAATCATCTGATTGATGCCAGAAATAATTAAGACTATTAAGATTATCTTTAAAGTATTCTAAAGCCCCTAGGTTCTTACAATGAAACCAACCATTAAGCCCTACAGAGGCCACTGATGGCTTATCAATAGCATACTGTGGCTTGTCATGACCAAGGTATAGTTGTCCATCTATAGACCAGATATCTATTTCTACATCAAAGCCTAGGTCTAGGCATGATTGTATATATGAATATTTATTCTCATTTTCTGGATCTGGTCCATCTAGATTACCCCTATGGGCTATTACTCTCATGTTATTCTTTCAACTACAACTTTATCGTTTTGTATTCCAGGCAATTTAACACATACAATGCCACAGTCAGTCAAAAATTCTGGGTCAGCAATTTCGTATGGATACATAATAAAAATATCTCCAGGAATTAATTTTTGGCCCTGTATTATCATTTCTCCAGACACTAAAAGATTTATTTCTGTTATTTTTTCTTGATAGTGCAGTGGCCAATGCTCTCCCTTTACATGAAACTTATAGGAAACTTCGCAGGCATCAGTTTGAAATGCTGCTTTTTCAAAATTGCCTACAAACCATCCACGATCAGTATCCTCTATTCTTGATAATTTCATAGCCCAAAACCTTCCCAGTCGGTATCTACGAACCCTTTATCAGTAATAAGGCTTATTGCTACAGCCCTGTCTGGATCAGATTTATTTAGTTTATCATTAATTAAAAATCTTGTTCCGCTAGTTATTCCCATTAGCAAATAGTCCCAGCAAAACCCAAGGTCGCTTAGATGCTTTTCGGTAATGTACCTTGCAGACTCTTTCCTTGCAGTTGTGAGAATAATTTTATGACCTTTTGAATCCCACTCATTAAATTTTGCAATAACTCCATCAAGTTCTTGTGGATCCTCTTTACCTATATGACTAAATCTGTGAGCATGTTTTATTATTGTTCCATCTATGTCACAAAATATTGTCTTTGGTTTTTCAGTATAGAACTCTTTAATCTTTGCCAGATAGATCTCTACATCTTCTGGTGTTCCAAGCGGAATAAACATATTGTTTTCAATTTTATGAGGTAGTATGTTTTTACCTTCATTAATTAAATAGTTATATGTGTTGGAAATATAGCATTCTTTTAGTCCAAAACTTTTGTATTCTTTTAGTAGTCTTTCAGCAGAAACAACAAAGTCGTGTCCGTGCTTCCAATGATGAATACCAACAAGGGCATTATCACTAATCGGATCCTTTTCTGCAATCCTTATGACCCTATTTGCAGAAACTTCTGCAAAACTATTTTTATCATTTTTTGATTTAAATAGTACAACTCCACCATCATAGTCAGAGTCTCTTATTTCTGATAAAAAATTTTCTGAATTCCAAGATAGAAGTTGATCACAATTTGTAATAATTAACTCATCATCATTGTTTATATAATCTTTTGCATACAGGCAGGCATCGGCAGCACCATACTGCATCTTGTCTATTTGTATTTCAATTGAGTCGGGCTTTAATCTTTTTAGTATTGATGTTAATGTTTCATTGTCTTGTGGATCATCGTATATCCTTGTAATAAAAATGTATCTGCCTTCAATTTCTAAAGATTCTACTGAGTGTTCTATAAGAGTTTTACCATTGACAACTATTAGTGGCTTTGGTGTTAGCACCCCAGCATTTTGGAAGCGGGAACCAAGGCCTGCCATAGGTATAACAATATTCATAAAACCCTTTCGATACCTTCTAATTATACACTATATGATATAATAAAAATATGGATTTTGAAGGCAACTATTATGGTCATAGGGATTTTATAGAGTATTCTTTTGATTCTGTATCACTATCAAACTCAACAGATGACAACCTAAAAATAATTCACATACATAATTACACAACATCTCCAACTTCTGGCAAAAATAAGATATATGTTCCTGGAAAGTCTTTTCTTGCTCCAGCATGTAGCCAGTACTATCACACACTTGTAGACATTATTGGAACATACGAATATTTGAAGGCTATTGATCCTGAGATAAACATAGTATTTTGTGCAAAAGATACAAACGATGGAGATTTTGGACAATTTTTTAGAGAGTCAAAGAATCCAAAGAACCTATTTGTTTTAGAGGTTCAAAGAATGTATAACAAATCAAACACAATACTAGATATGGTTGAAGATACTATTCAGTTTGAAGAGGTCGTACTTATGCCTACAAGATCTATGTGGGACTACGATAGACTAACTCCATTTTCAATACAAAAAGATCTATTCGATTTCTCTCACGAAGAACTTATTCCAATTAGGTTTCAATATATACAAAAAATAATAGATAAGTTTTTACCATTAAAAAATAATTCAGAATTTAAAAAGATATACTCTAGCAGAATGCCATATGACGAAAAAGATCCTGAGTTTCTCTCATTTGATCATTCCTATTTTGATAACAAAGAATCTGATAGGGTCTATGATGAAAGGGATATAATAAAATATTTTGTATCTAATGGGTACAAGGTCGTAAATATGGGATCTATGAACCTTATTGAACAGTTTTCTCTCATGAGCCAAGCCACACACCTGGCTGGGATGGATGGAAGCAACATGTTTCCTGGAGTTTATATGGCTCCAAAATCTATTGTAAATATAATTAGTACTCAAAACTTTTGGGGGTACGAATTTACAAAATACCTGAAAGCAAGAGATTTGAATGTAAACGAAATATGTTTTAGCGAGTCTTCTGCAATGCCAAAGACAAAGGGTTTGCATTTAGATAAATACTTTGTACTGGATTCGGTAATAAAAAACTCAGTAGTATAGTTATAGTTTATCTATGTAGTGGTTTTCAAGTACTCTAATGATGTTGTCTACAGAAAACAATTCTTGTGGTGTTCTGTCAATTATAGGTGATCTAACTGGTACCTCATAAACATTTTCTGTTGCAACATTTATAATAGATCTATATTCAAAATGATACTCATTGCTTATATCTATGACAAATACTTTTACATCTGGATTGCAAAATATAGTGTTGTATAGTCCGCTGCCTCTAACAGATGCAACATGTGTTACTCTAGTAAACAGGTCTACTTGCTGACTAAATGTCAGAGTAAATGGATCTACCATCCTATACCCTTTATCAAAAAAGAATGACTCTAGTTTCTCTTCATCTTCTTCAGTAATGAATCTTTGTTTAATTATTTTTATTGCATCTTTATCTTCAGGACCAAAGATTCTCATCTGTCTATTTAAACTGTCTTCCTCTTCTGGGTCTAGACCAACTGATTCTTTTTTATCTATTAAAGATTTCATTTTTCTAATTAAATTACTCACACTTTTTCTTGATACAAATATTTTTACTTCTTTTTCTTTTGCTCTGTTCAAATAAAGTTCTCTTATAATTTTTGCTGTCTCAATATTGTAAGCATAGTATTCTTTATTTTCTTCTTTTGATATTTGAAATAAATGATTACCAGGTGCCTCCACTGGCAAAAATCTATTAAAAATTTTGTTAGCATAAAATGTTTTTTCAAACCAAGCGCTATCTCTATTTAAAAATATTTTATCTTCTTCTTTTATATTGTATATAGAAAGAGCATCTGTAACAACCATGCTACCAATTCCTGCGCTAGATGGTGGATATTCATGATCCCAGGATCCAACTAGAATAAGCCTAAGATCTTTTACATACCTCTTTAAGAATTCGTATTGACCAATTTTATCCTGAAAAAAATGAAAATACTGATAGCCATCAATATCTATTATAAAGGAATTACCATATATATATTTAGTTTCTAGTTCTGGGTTATCTGAAATCTCAAAATTGGACAATGAGTAGTATTTTATTGATGTTTCTGGCACCTCATGCTCAGAAATTTCCCAATTTTTTGACATAATACTAATTGTACCATATTCTGGTATACTAGCATAATGACCAATAAATCTGATGACTCAATGATGCCAACAAGCACATACCAAGGATGCGGTTGCGAAACCTGCAAAGAACTAAATGTAGATTGCCCAGACTGCCCAATTTGTTCTAAAGAAGAAGAAACTGATTCAGAAGTTGCTATGGCGATGTATGACTCATCAATTGGTAAGGCTGATCCGTGTTGGGAAGGCTATGTTCAGCGTGGAATGAAGCCAGGAGCAGATGGTAATCCAGTTCCTAACTGCATACCTGTTACAAAAACAGAATCAATATTCTTTTCAGCAAAAGATTATTCAAAACAAACACGAGTTACTAACCTATTTAAGGACTAATAATGCCAAAGAAAAAATCATATGCATTTAATCCAATGCAAATTAAAGATGGATGGATTGTTAGACTATACAAAGATGGAAGAGTTAAATCTAAAATAGAGCCTTATACACCAAAGCATCCAAAAAAAGAATCAGAATAAATTATTCTGTTTTTCTCCAATGTATAAAAGACTTAACATAAACAATTCCGTATGCAATTGCAGCAAAGATAAACCCATACTGCTTAGTTGTTAGTGCGTAAATAATCCAAAGACATTCATTAACACAAAGAACAAGCCAGCCCCAAATTGTTTTACGGCCTACAAGAAAAATTCCAGAAACTCCAATGGCAGCAAGAAGCCACGACCAATACTGATCCATTACTCCTCCTGGTCTACGCCATAGGTCATAAAGAAATAGCAAGCAAGGTATCCTGCAATAAAAGCGGGAATAAGCATAAGTACATGAATCATTTAAATCCTCCTAGTTAGTTATATCAAGTATAGCATTAGTCATTGATAAAATCAAGTTTATGCTTATCGTTTAGAGTACCCCAGATTGGCATAGCATATCTTTTACCACTAAGTATTGGCTTTATTTCGTGCCAGTAGGTTGGATGAAATATTATTATGCTAAGTGCTTTAGGTTTATGCAAATAAGAGAAGTCTTCCAATAGCAATTCTCCTCCAGTAAAGTTATCGTTTAGATATATTACTGCACTAAAATCAATTTCTTCAGCGCCTTCGTGGTTGTCTCTGTGCCTTGGTAGTTCATTTCCAATTCCATACATAGTGAGCCATTGTGCATAAAGTCCAAT